GCCAAGCCACCAACTAATGCACCAACGGCTGCACCTGCAACTGCACCTACACCACCTTGTTTAGCCATCATGTAGCCTTGACCAGATGTTGCACCAAGTACCTCTTCTAATGGACTTCCGCCATCTGGTCTTCTATAACTTTGTAAGTTGTTTTGTAATCGATTGACTTCATCGGTTAATTCGCTAATCTTTTGTGGATCAGATTCACGTGCTAACGCATAACCAACATCACCCAACTTCATTTGGTCATTCATCGCCCAAATTCTTTGTTGCATCGCATCGAATACACCTTTTGTATTTCTTATCGATTCAAGATTATTTAAGGCTTGAATACCCTCGGCTTGTGAACTGTATTTTACCTTGTAGAGTTCTGGAAACTCATCATAAATATCTTGTAAAACTTGCCCTCGTTCTACACGTCTTGATAAATAATCAGCACGTTCAAAGGCTCTATCATCGCCAAACATAACAGTATCTGCACCAATGTTTAAAGTCTTAGCAATACGCAATGCTTCATTAGCACGTAATTGTTCGTTGTTATATAAAAACAATCGGTCTGTATTACTAACAAAGCCAGCAGGTAAAGCGTTAGGCAATGATTGTCCTAACTGACCTATCGCTTGAAACAGATTAGCTTGTTGTCCAAACGGCGAAACTGTTTCACTTCCATCTGCATTTTTAACATTGATAGGCGTGTTAGCTATTGTAGATAATGCATCTGCCGTGTTTTTAGCAATATTTGATACAGTATCTATTCCTGTGCCAATAGCCTGCCCTATAGGTGTTAAACCACCTACAGGACTAGACTGTACACCAGCGCTAGCAGTAAAGGAATGTGGACTATCCCCATGACCACGTATTAACGCTTGAAACTCCTCACGCTCTTTTTGATTAATATCAGCCATTTGTGTATCTCCGTTGTAATGCATTGTATTCTGATTCGTAAATATCTTTAGTTGAGCCATCTCTATATGTTACTCGGATATAGTGATTTCCTACTGGTTCAGCGTGTACAATACCTAATGCTTGATTACTTGCGCCACTTATTGTAGATGAATAATCATCTCCATCACCAAAATATGGTTTGCTTGTGCTACGCAATGTGCTTGTCGCTACTGCAGCATCAAAGATTTCATCTTTTTCAGCATCTGTAGGTGGTCTATGGTGTTTAATTTTAAACTCTTCAATACGACCAGCCATTTCTTGTTTAACACCATATTTAAAACTACCAGCCAATGTTTTATCTTCTGGCATAACTGTAGCAAGTTTATATTCATATGGTGTTAAATCAATGTTGCTAGCTTTTTTGTTGTTATCATCGATTTCAAGTAGTGATGCATCAAGTTCATCATCCATGATTTTATTAGGCAGTACACGTTCCGCATATGCTCGTGTTTGTTCGTAAGTGTGAGATTTAGCATACTGCTTAATTCCCCATTTCTCTTGCGCCGTCATTTTCAAACTTTTCTCATAAATTCTATCTAGCTTTGGTCTTTCGCTAGCCATTTTGCCACTCCAATATTCTCGCTCTTCAGGAGTTGTCGCTCCTGCCAGTTGAACTTGTGCATATTGGAACGCACCACTTACATCACCATTAGCTATCTTTTGATTTAAGATTGTTTGACCTGCTTGTAAGCGATCATTAATAGCAATCTTTCTAGTTTGCTCTTGTAGTGTATAGTAATTTTTGTATGCTGCCTTAGCCTCATCTTCAGCTTTTTTGATTTGGTCTTCTGAATATTTAGGACTGCCACCGCTAGACATTGGAGCATTTCTCATTAATTTCTTATAATGTTCTGCGCTTGCCGTATAATATCCACCAGCTTTTAATTTATCAGCATATTCATCTATAGATTGTGCATTGATAGCATTATTAGGAATGATATATCCTTTCATCCAATCATCAACAAATTCTTCATCGGAATTGTACATTTTATAGTAATTTGTACCGCCATCAGTCTGTCTGTTTTCTTCACCATTTGGCTCAACCTGTGTCAAACCTGCGTAATTATGATTTTCTCTAGCAAGTCTGCTTAATTCACCGCCAACTGTACCCTCTGCATATAATTGTCGATATGCAATTTCAGTATTAATGCCATATTTTTTATTAGCATAAACAGCCATATTCCATAATTGTTTATTTTGACCAACGCCACCTTTTAGTGCTTCCTCGTTTTGAGTTTCCATTTTGGCTCTAACATACATAGCAGCACTACTCATACCTGAATTTAAATCATGTCCATACATCTGATACAACTTAGCATATGTATTATCATCATTAACTAATTTATTAATATTCATTTGATTGGACATTTTTTTATATGGTGTCAATACATCTTCACTAACAACACCACTTAATGAAGTTAGTAAATTTTCAACTTTCGTTGAATCATTTTCTGCCACGGATCTATCAAGTAAACTTTTACCAGTTTGGTCTGTATTCTCACGAATTTTTTCGTTAATCTGTTCATCATCTAACCCTAATTCTTTACCTGTGGAACGATACAAATCTCCCATTAAAGAAATCGTTTTTATTTGGTCTGTCATATTATCAGAACGAATAGCCGAATCTCTAAGGTTTGTAATTTGATTTTGTGTAGCTATACTTAATGCCGTTTCATATTGACCTCGTGAGTATTTAGAGATGTTATTGTAATCAGTTGTTTTAGATGTTTCGACTGCTTTTTTAAATGCATTGATTGCATCATTTGTTCTGAATTTATATTTATCTAATATATCACTTTGTATTTTTTCCACACCAGCGTTATAGTCAGGCAATATAGATTGAGCATTCATACCTTTACGAATCATCAACCCATCTTTATCATCGTTAAGTAATTTGTTAGTGCTATTATTAAATTCGTTGATGGCATTGGTTACATCGATATAATCTTTTCGTTTGTCGATTTCTATCCATGTGTTAGTCGCATCTTGCAATGCTTTGGTCATAGCATTTAAGCCACTTGTGTTACCACCATAAGCCATTTCATTTACGTTAGCTTGTACACTACCATTAATTGTGTTTAAGCGTTGGTTACTATCATAGCCTATTAACTTCATTAGATACCCCACCTATTATTTCTAATAGCACCTTTGGTTACGAATTTCATTTTAGGCATACCAGCAGCCTCTAGTGCATCACTAGCTGGTGTGTAATAGTTATTACCGATACCAACATTCTTGCTTGCATACTGACCTTTTAAACCATAGATACTAGATGCACCACTCAATATCGTTCCTAGCATTGCCATTCTAGCTTGTGATTTAGCATTACTTGCTGCTGCTCGTGCGGTGCTTGCCTCGTTACGGTAGTTCATGCCGTTAAGATATTCGTTGTAGATACTGTTATTCTTGTTAGTTTCCCAGTTTTGAATGTCTTTGTTGTATTCATCATAGCTAGATGCCATCAACTGTAATGGTGTACCGCTCATAGTTAAACCACTTGCACCAGTTTCTGCCACGTTCTGCCCTTGGATAAGTCGCATCTTATCTGACATTTTATCTCGTTCTTGCAAGGCTTGGTCTGCTATTTGTTCTTGCTTGCGATCGCTTATGCGTGCGTTAGCCTCTGCCACCCTTGCTTGTTGGTTATACATTGCAGCTTGTGCCTTTCCCTGTTGGTGTTGAGTAAACAACGTACCAACCATACTCGCTGCAGTTAATGCAATAGGGTTACACATTCGCATCCCCCTTTCTCAATGTGAATAAAACCATATCCCCATCGTTAATATCGTAATGAATAACCGCACCTAATGACTTTAGCCATCTAATGGTGCGGTGATTTTCTTTGTGTATGTAATTAAAAAGTACTTCCCTAGTTTGTAGCCATTCCCCAATGATATTTCTACTAACTTTTATGAATTGTTTTTGTAGTGTTAAACTACGTTCAAAATCTTTACTCCCCAAAAAGTAAATACAATGCATCCCATTTAGTGATGTATTTGATACCCCATACACACACAACGGCTTGTCATTATCAATAACTATGCGACTTTGATAATCTTCCCCAAGAATATCGTTCACAAAGTCATTTTCGCCGTAGTTTGAATTTTTTCGATTGATATATTTAACCTCTAAGGCATCTATCGAACGTAAGTTGATATATAACTCACGAATTAACGAAACGTGCTTAGGTGGGCAAATTTTACATTCCATGAACATTTGGGAAACCACCGCCAATTTCTACCTCTCTTGTAACCGCTAATAGGTTAAATGGGAAAGGTTTTGAGTGTTTTATACAGATTTCTGTATTTGTATTAACGCTAGTTGCTATCTTAGGTAACACTATTACAGTATCGCCAGTAAATAGCGTTTTAGGTTTTAAGATTAAATCATCTACATCATCAAATGTTCTACCAACGCTACCACCATATGAACGATATAACCGCAACGCAACTCGTGATATAGTTACCAATCTGCATTGTAGTGTGCCATCGTTTATTTGTTGCTCTACGCTAGGTATTTTGATTTTAGTAGTGTATGGTAACCCAACAGTAATTACATTCGCTTTACCATCTAATTTAATAACCCCAGTAGGTGGTACTTCCCTAGATGGCATCTGTTGTCCATCAACCACTATATCTACCATTTGCCCTACTAGATGAGGTGCGTTGATGTAATCAGTCTTAATCGAATTAGCCACTTTAACATAGCAATCTAGGAACACATCGGAGTTATCCTCTGTGTACAACGGAATGCTACGTTCAATACATTTAACATTTTTCTTGTTGATAACACGATCTACTACAAAATAGATTGTGTCTTGCTCACCCTCTGCCACGCTCTCTACATATCTGTATTTACCATTCGTTACAAAATGCGACCACCCATACACCTTTTGTTCTGGTATATAAGTTAAACAGTTAAGTTGTCCATCATCTCGAACGTAGTAAATAATACTATCTGGGTCTTGTGCATAAGCACTCGTTACTGCCACATGACCTTTAACCAATGTTTTAACAAACAATGTAAGGTCTTGCCCTGTGTAGTTATCGCTCTCATAGGAATAACCCATATCACGAACAGTACCGCCACGCTCTTGAACGAACACGCATCTATTACCGATGAATTGTGGTTCACATTTCAATGCACCACGTTGTGTTTGTGTTTTAAGGTAACAATTAGTAGGTGTAATAGTCTTGCTCCCATCGACTATCCATTCATTACCGCTTGTAAGCACGATTAAGTCATTAGCTGGTACTAGATGCCTAATCTCATACATCTTGCGGTTGATTACTGGCAATGTGATTGCACTATCATCTGTAATCGTACCGCCTACTTTTTCAACCCCAAAGTTAGGATAATCACCAGTACGGCTAAACCATATAAAGTTAGGTTTGCTATCCGTAGCAGCCACTACAAATCGGTCTTGATAGAATGTACATAACTTCGGATAACCTCTACCTATATTCCAACTACCTAATTTCCATTGATAGCTAGGCTCACCCTCTTTTATGCCGTTAAGAATATTAACTTTTGCATTCTTAGCATCGGTTACACTTTTAATCTCAACGATACCATATTGAGTAAATGGCATAATAGATAAGTCGCAATTAACAGAACCACTCTTAATATCTGATACATATTTAAGCCTTGCACCAGTTTCTATCTTACCTGTATCAGTTACGTTGTAGTCATTCTTAGATGTATACGTTCTGTAATCTTTCCAAGTTTGACCATCATTGTTAGAAATTTGTAACTTGACTGTACCCTCCCATGTACCATGTGTAGTGAATTTCCATGATAACTCGGTATCAGTACTAAATGCTCCAACATTATAATTGATATTGTTGTATGTCTTTTCGATAGTTGGTGCGCTAACAATACCATGTCTTACTTTTTTCTCTACAACTTCGCCAGCTGATTTAGTATGTACTGCCTCAACATAATAAGCAATCTGAATTACACTACCTACCATATCAGATGTAAAGAGATCTTTAGTCGATGTAATCGTATCACCGCTAACAGTCAATGTATGACCATTATCGGTATTAATATCATCATAAGGCTGTTCAGTTAGCTTGTATGCACTCATTCGCCAGTCTGTATCACTATATCGTGATAGCGTTTGAATAGGGTACTTTCCACTACAGATGAACATTACATCGCCACTTTGGATGCAGTTTAATTCGCTTACAATGTCCGCCTCAAATGGTGTTGCTACTTCAACATTGGTATACACACCATTTCGCCATACCCTAACGTATCTATCACCAAATTCAAGCATGAATGATTGGTTCTTGTTTGTGGTAAATTCAAACAATCTAACAGGCTTATCATGGTATTTAGCATATCCGATAAACTGTGAACCCTGCCTACGTGCTACCGCTCCATAAGGTCTAATTACCGCGTTTTCAGCAAGTAGTAATGCACTTTTATATTGTTCAAGGTCAAATCTACTAGATACATCTGGCGATACTTCACCAGTAGTAAATGCGACTTGCCCTATGTACATAGGTTGCATATCACCAACTCCTTGCCTTTAGATAATTAGACACATAAGGCATATCTAGTCTACGCTCTTTAGCGCTCATAGATTTTGCCTCTTGTAATGCTGCTTGATATAGCTTGTATGCTTGGTCAAACAAACCACTATTGCCAGTTAATGGCATAGCTAAGTCAGATGCCATCTTACACACTAACGCTTTAACAAATATAGGGTTCATTACATCTGCATCGGTTACATCATACACATAATCGATGTGCATTAGAGGTACATCAGATACGATGTATTTTGTATTGTTATCAGTCAAATATACATCATATTCTCGTTGCTTTTCTGCTCGGTATCGTTCGCCCTGTGGAATTACCGCAAGTATACGAACACACTTTTCAGGGTATGCATACACATAACCCCAACCATCAATCTTGTGTTCTGACAATACCGCTCGTTCACGCTTACGTGCAAAATTCCATTCAAACTGTTCTAACAATACTTTACGTGTTAGATCATAATGTAATCTGCATTGTCTAGCAGGTTCTGTTTCTTCCGTCATAGAACGTATTCGACCTGCATTGATAAGCGATAACGCTTGATTGCAAATATCAGTAGGTGTCATATTTCCACCTTTCTATAAAAAAAGAGGGATGCATAAGCACCCCTCGTTCAATTATTCAGCAGTTTCTTCCGCTTTTTTACCTTTGGTTTTCGCCTTTGGCTTTTCTTCTGTAGTGTCTACAGTTTCTTCTGTAGGTTCTACTTCTGCGGATGCATCACCTACAGGCTCAAATAAAGAGTTGAAGTAATCCTTATCGTATTCAGCCACTTCATCTTTTGTGAATGTTACTGTTTCGCCCTCATGCAATAAGCCTAGGGTGTTGTGATAGCATTTTTGCTTAACGATATATTCCATTTATAACTCCTATACCAAACGAACATCAGGTGTTAAGAAAGCGGTAATTGTACCTGCAGTCATGTTATTAGCATTGAGTTTCAAGTACTTTTTAGCACCGCTAGACAATCGCACCGCAACTTTAGTACCAGCTTTGGCATTAGCTGCTAGCGTAATACCATGCAACAATACTGCATTTGCGATGTTTTCAGTATTAGATGTATACAAGTTAAACAATGGTGTACCAGTTACATCTTTGTCGATGCGAATTACAAGCCACAAAGACTCTTCCGCATCACCGCCATTACCATTCAGAACAACATCGGAGCCAGTATTAGCTGTTACGGCTTGTTTGTAGAAGAAAGTATTTTGTTTATCGATATACATATTTTATCCCCCTATTATTGTACACGTGCTTCTGTAGAGATTAACGCATCAGTCTTACGAACAGGAATACCATTAGCACGTACTACTGTATGACCCATTTCTTGGTCTTCAGAAATAGTGTATTTGTGTGCTTCGTTCTTTTGCATACGTAAGAATGTACGTACAGTTGGGTTCATATACCATACTGCACGACCCATACCCATATTAGGAATAAGTTCTTCTGCTTTAATCATCAAGTTGATTAAGTCAGCACCAGTTTTAGCATCTTTAGTTAATGCATTAACATCAATGTTAGCGATACGTACAACATATCTCCAATCACGTACAGTTAAGCCTGTATCAAGTTTGTAATGTGTACGATAGCCTTGGTAGCGACCGCCGTCAGCATCGAACAATGTTTGTTCGCCCAAGTCTTTATGGGAAATACCACCCATAGAACCTTTAGGATAGATACCATGTACTGTGTTTTTACCCCATACTACAAGGTAGATAGATGTAAGATTTGCAGTACCGCCAGCATCAATAATATTTTTACCGCTTTCTGCAGCTTTGTCATTGTAACGTGCTGCCAAGCCTACAAACTTTTCAGGGGAATTTTCATCACCATAGAAAAGAGTAGATGCCCATTCTTGGTTCATAGCTTCCAAGAAAGCGTAATCTTCGGACAAGCGGAACGCTGCGGAGTTACCATTCAAATCAGCCAAAGACTTATCGATTTCTGCGTAAGCCTCTAGCATACCGCAAGTATCTGTTACTTGTTTTGTTTTAGATTTGCTAGGTTTAACACCATAGTTAAGCATACGCCATGTAGCTTCTGGCAAGCCAGTACGCACAGTTGTTTTATGACCTGTAGGCAAGTTACCCTCTACCATAGTCATATCTTGTACGATTTCATTTGTTTGGTTCATCATTTCAATAATTTGTGCAATTGCATTGTTTGGATCTAATCTAGATTGCACATCCAAAAGTGTTGGGTTCATAGTACCGATTGTAGCCATGTATTACTCCTTTTAATAAACTACTTACTCATAGATGGGTAAAGCATTTTTGCTCGTTCTTCCTCTGAAATATAAGTGTTTCCAGCTTTACCATTGTTAGAATTGTTATCCTCACCTGCCATATTGGCGATGTGTGCGAATAATTGAATTACCTCTAAACGATTACCTAGTCCGTTTTGAGATAAGATTTCACGAATGTTTGGAATTTCCTTTTCAACTGCCTCAACACCTACAGATGCTCGTGCTACTGTTTCGTCAAACTTAGCACCTAGCACCTCTTTGGTATGTGCTGCGTAGTCCGCATACTGTTTCTGTTCTGCTTGTTGCCGTTGTTCCTCGTAAGCAGTTACAAGGTCTGTACCATACTTAGAACCAAATTTAGCTAACTCTACCGCTTGCTCTTGCGTTGCATTCACACCATGCAATAATTTGGTAAATTCATTAGCGATGTTTTCGTCAACTACACCACCATCAAACGCTGGTGCAAAATCATATTTGATTGGTTCTGCTGGTGCAGTTTCTTGGTTAGCACCATCAGGGTTGCTACCTAGCAATGTACCGCTATCATTCGTGTTTTGTTCTTGTGGTGTACCACTTTCCGCACTACCTGTGTCAATATTCGTGCCTTGTTCTAATTCTTCTGCCATGTGGTTTATTCACCTTTCTTTTCTAAATCGTTAAACAGTTTCTGTTGTTGGATATATTCAAGTTGTGCTTGGTGATATTTCATAACACCCTCTACACCATCACCGATGCGCCCCAATTCGTTCATGTAGGTTAAGCCTACTTTTCGTTTCCCCTCATTGAAGAATGTTTCAGAATTACCAGTAAACGATTGTTTCAGTATGTCGGTGCGGTCTAAAAGCCTACAAAAAAACCACCTACCAAGTTCAGTACTTAGTACGTGGTTCAACGCATCAATATCACGATCACGAATATAATCTTGTTTTGTTTTCATCTACACCCCCATACCCATTAACTGTTGCATTACTGGGTTTCCGTCATTGGCTGCATCTGTTGCTTGTTTTGCTGCGCCAGCCATTTGAGGTGCTAATTGTGCCATTTGTAATGCTTGTGCTTGTTCCTCTTGCTCTTGTTGTGCTTGTTGTTGTTGCTCCATGATTTGTTGATACTCATCATTAGAACGAATAACCTTAATTGGTACACCAAGATTTACGCCGTAAATGTCCGCCGCCTCTTCAAAGTTGAATTTCTGAACGATGTTAGCATTGCCCTGTGCTAATGACATTATGAAAGCATAGTACTGCTCAATATTCACCAATGAAGACATTTTCTGTGCTTGTGCTAATGGTGAGATGTATTCAATCTTCACATCTAAGCCATTCAGCATTTCCGCTACATCATCATCAATCGGTGGAAATATCCCAGCTCTATCCAAGATGCCATAAGTACGTTCAATGATTGGGTTTAAAAACTCACTTTGTAATCGTTCAACTACAGGACCTAACTGTTGCATCTTTTCTTGTGTACGCTCCATAACCTCACGTGCAGTCATTTGTCCTGCATCTAAGTTATCAAGCATCAAGAATAAGTCAGCACTATAGGCACGTTTGATACTTTCAGATACAAACTGTATCTTAGCTTGTACGTTAGCAACATCAATGCCTACATTAAATATCGGTTCAACTTTACCGCCTGTATCAACTTCTGTTACACCGCCGGGGAATAAATTCACACTACCGATAACATCAGATGTCGCACTCATAGGTGGTTTAATACCAAGTTCAATAGCGGTTACTAAGTCTTTTTCAAGCAGTTGTAACATCTGTGCATCTGATTGTGCGAACCATGCACACCCTTTACCATAACCGCTTAGATCATGAGTGGTATGTCTTGCAATAGGTATCGCCCATTCTTCAAAACCACTATGTCTTAACACTTCATCTGTGTTACTCCCCTCTACCCAGTAGATAGAGGAATAAGGCATATTTTTATTACCTAGTTTTCCGTTGCGGTCTTTGTTAGGTATTACCAACCAACACACAACAAAAGTACTCGCATTACCTTTGCCATCGTCATAGGCACGTTTAACCTTATCAGGGCAAGCCTCATAACCAAACTCTTCCACTAATTGGTCAGCCGTCATTCGATACTTGCGACCAAATGTATTTACATCACCATTACTGCCACACTCTAATGCATATGTACCAATAGGGTAAGATGTAAACCGCACACCTACTTTTGCATCTGGCATGATACTCATAGGTGATTGACCAAAAGGCAACTCCATATAGGTTTGATGGACTGTGTTGTAAAAGTTAGACTTAGCAAATACTGCATACAGTATCTGTTCCCTATCGTCTAATACTTCCGATACCTTGCTATTAGCAGCTAGTTCAGCATTCTCTAACGTGAGTTTAAACCATTTACGGCTAGGCGGTGTCATACCACTCATTACACCACTAGCGAATATTTGGCAACTTTCCCAAGCTACACCATTATTAATTTTGTCGGTGTAAACTTTCGATTGGTCTTGTTCATCGTCAAACACACCAAGGAAAGGTAGTTGATAATCTCGAATATCTTTCCATCTTGAAATGTACTTTTGACGATTATCAAACATCGCCTTAAACTTCGCCTTAATTTTCGTGTAATCACGTTTTTTAGGTTCTGTATTAGTCGGTTGTCTAGCAAGCGTTGATAGGATAGTTCCTTGCATATCTAACCCCCTAATGTGTTTTTAGTGCCAGTTGCTGTAGATAAGATAGTACTTTCAAAGCCTTTCTTACCTTTCTTTTTCTTCATATACCAATCTTCACCAGTTGTTGTAGTAGCATCATCTGTTTGTACAGTTGGTGCTGGTGCTGGCATTGGTGTATCAGGCATCTTATTTTTCATGCACATTTAATCACCCCTTATCTCGTTTAAATGGATCATACTCTGTGTTAGCATGAACCCTACTCCCTACATTCACTTTTTTATTGACCCTGAACGCAAAGGTCAAGGCTAATGCATCGCCTTTATTCGGAGATGGTAAGCCACGCTCTTTCATATCTTTCTTGCTTTCAAGCTGGATACGCCCATTCTTATCAATGATAGCCTCTGGACTTGTTAAATCGTCATATAACCCTTGGTCATTAGGTGGAATAGAACCGCCCTCTTTTAACCAATCTTTCATTTCGCCCCACATATATGCCCTCATGTTTAAGTACATATCATTAGGTGCTTTACCACCAAAGGCAACTAACCGCCATCGTCTACCCATTGATTTACCGATACTATAAATACCTGTTCCGTAGCCTTGGTCAATGAACACCGCATCTGCTTTATATTCATCCTCGAATTGTGCAATGAGGTTAGCCATACGCATATCATCGTCATTCTTTTCAATAGTAGCCAAACACTTCATCGAATAGCCTTGTCGCATTACGATTTCTAACGTATCACCACCAGTCCATGCTGGGTCTACGCCGATAATTGTCGGTAGATTACTAAAGTCATTAGGCTTATAAATTCGCTTTTGTGCCTCGTCTATGATTGATGCGGAGATAAACTGTGTATCAGATGCACTAGGGAATAACCCTCTAACACGTACTTTTACAAAGTCGCTATCCTCACCATGAATATCAACCCATTCTTGCAACTTAGCTTTGTTTGAGATTTTAACAGTACGGCTATCAATCTGATATGTAGTCCAATAGTTACGATGTTTTCTGAAACATTCTCTAAACCTACCACTATTACGTGTAGGGTTACCGAACACACACCATATAATCTCGGTTTCCTTATCCGTTAAAGCACCCTCTGTTACTTCCCATATCTTATCGGATATTGCGGATGCTTCATCAAATATGATTAGTATTCTATTACCTTGATTGTGTAAGCCTGCGAATGCCTCTGGGTTGCTTTCACTCCAAGGGATAGCATCTATCCGCCATGTCTTTTCGTACTGTTTATCAGCACTAAATAAAGCCGTAGCGGTGTAGGTGAATAACTCCTTGCCTATGAATAGGTTGTACCATTTGTTGAGTTCCGCCCAAGTCTTAGACTTTAACTGTGAATCAGTATTAGCAGTAACCACACCTCGTGTATTCTCATGTGTAGCAATAGCGAACAGTATCAACAATGAAGAAAAAGCGGACTTCCCAATACCATGACCTGATGCAACTGCAATTTGTATTGCTTTGGCCAAGGTCTTACCCTTACGTAGTTCTTCACCTATTTTCTTGAAAGTCTTTACTTGCCATTCATCAGGCCCATCAAAGTTTTCTAAAGGTGTTCCTTTTTCACCCCAAGGGAACGCAAAATAAACAAAGCCTAATGGATCATGCGTGAACGAACCCAACGCATCAATCAGTTGTGCCTTGTTGTACTTCATCTGATTTCACCCTTGCTTGTTTCATCCTATCAGATATATCAATCTCTATTTCTGCATCAAGTTTCACCTTCTCGGTAAATAGCATATGCCGTTTACCTAAGAGTTCTGCTGCTTTGGTTCTATCCGCTACAGATACATCAAGTCCAAATGCATCTTTCTCTTCGCCGTTCATAACCCTAGATAGGTACTGTAAGACTTCATCAGCAGTTGCAATCGTATTTTTACTACGTTCTGACATCACCGCATCTATATATTGGCGTACCTTAGGTTTTCTTAGCATCTTACTTCCAGTTACACTCGCACTATTTTCTGCATATCCAGCCTTAATAGCACTCTGCGTTGCATTGGTAGTCTTGATATACTCATCTGCAAATATTCGTTCTTTTTCTGTGAGTTTACTAGCATCTGCCATATATCAATCACCACCTTTATATGTTCTAACTAAAAAAAGTAACACCTCGTGTTGCTTGGTGCTACTATACTCACTTTCTTTCTTATAGAGTTGTTTAGGTTTAAATGTCTTACCCTTTTTGTATTTTTTAGGAAATGTTAGTTTGTACTCTTCCTCTGTGTACATTCGACTGACAATATATATCTTGCAAGGCTTATCGTATTTACTCCATGATTGCCTTGTATCGACTACATATCGTCTACCATTCATCCGTAATGCGGTTAATAGTTTCTTTATCGTTGGTTGATAATTCACATCCAACACCACACAATACCAATCAAGATTAGTACCGCACATAAGATAGCTAAACCATCAATGATGGTAATCATGTTATCGCCACGATGCTCATAAGCGTATTTTGCTTTAGCCTGTAGGTCTTTATTGTTTAAGTCCTTGGCTGCTTGTTTGAATAGTTTTCTATCCTCTAAGAATTGTTTAATCGCATTAATCATTTAAGTACTTCGCCACCTTTCCTTTTTAATTTGCCATGTGATCTAACACATAAGCCATAATTACCTTTACTTGCACCGCCACAAGTAATATATGTTTGACATAGTCCGTCATATTCTATTGTCTTTGCGGTACACACTCCCTTTTTGTTGTTCAAGCATTTACTTTTACAACACAAAACATCCGTCATAATCTCCCCTTTATGATAGATTTATACAAAAATTGGAGTATATCGCCGTGGATATACCCCATTATGTGATAGTTTTATTCTGTTTCTTTGTATTAATCACTCAAAACTAGGTGCGTTGTTGATGACATGACAATTTATGCTTTTGAGGTTCAACTATGAATAAAAAACAAAGTTGGAAAATAGAAACACACCTAGTTTTCAATAATCACTCAAAATTGTATACCGCACAATTAAAGCATAAGCACGTTCTAACCTTTGTTAAAACGCAAATGCGGTACACACTTTTCAACAATCATTACACACTCAATACCAACAACTAACAATTTGATGGATCGTAATCGTGTTAGGTTAAGTAACAACAAGAATATGAATAAGTTTCTTTTGGAGGCTGCTAGTTGTCAGTATTCAATGTGTATAACCAATTAGGGCAGGTTCATATCTTTAAGGTTAATAATGTATAAGCTATATATTGTGAGGATATTCTACCCACCCTTATCAGTTAGCAGTAAATTTACATATAAAATTTTCGTCTTAACACATACCTCAAAATTGAAATTAGAAAAAAGTATAGTGTTATTTCCTTACTAATCAAATATGGTTGCGCTGCTACTCTGCGACCGTTAGCGCTATACGTTCCATTTCGCCCATATACAACAAAGGTGCACTCTTATTTGGGTGCGCTTGTTGTTGTGTTTGATTTGTCCTAAGGAAAGAGTGAGTAGTAGTCGCTTAGTGGCAACTTCTACATATATATTATACCTAATAGCAAACTATAGGTACACGGACAATCACGGACATTTGCGGACATTATAGGACAAGTTTCCGCCCAAACTCCAATAATGCTTTTTGCTTGTATCGTTTAGCTTGTTTCGTAGAATAACACCCAATCATTTTGTATGCATCCTCTGTTGTATTGTTTAGCACAAACTCATAACGCAAGATGATTGCCCCTAGTTTTTCATCTAGTGCATCTATCTTGGTGATCGCATCGCATTTTAGTTTTGATAGTTCGTCAATACGCTTATCACGTTCTGCGACTGTGTCCATAAACCTTGATACACTAACCTCTAACCCTTGCGGAGTGCCACCGCCTGTTACTCTATCCTTACTGTAATCAATCGCACCTATAGATGTAAGGTTCGCTCTTAACTGATTGATTTCTTCTTTAATAGATGCAATCTGTACATCAATTAACTTAACAGGTTGTAGATACTCAACCGCCTTTTCTATTAGTTTCTTTTCGTCTAATTCACCCAAACACTTCACCTCACATTTTCAGTCCAACGTATAGCAATATAATAAGCATTAGCAAAATTACATCAATCATACACTCATCGCCGTATTTATCACGCATTCTAGTCAACCAATACACAATAAACACATATACTATAAAATCAAATACAGTATTCCACATATATTTATACCTCTGCTAGTTTTATATGTGTCCATTTAGTTACATCCCTATCATTTCCAATGCTCCACGATGTAGCACCATTATCCCATACCCAAACGTCCAAATAGTCTACTTTAGCAAAATATCTTCTATACCATTTGACACCATTACTGCTAACTAATACAGGTGTATCAACTTTTACTTTTGACCAATCAACAATACCTAATTCTTCTTCAATACTAAAAACCTCATTCGGTTTTAGTTTAGGTAGTATTGTTATAAACCCAGTTGCACCAATACATTTTTCACAACTACTTATCCGTAATCCATCCCCATCATCAAACATGATTGGCTTTTCATTTGTTAGATATATGTTATCGTAATTATCCGCCACAATATATCTCCATCCAGCATCATATAGCCTTTTGAATAGCCACTCCATACCCTGTTTATCTGTGATCATACTGTACCCACGCTCCTCTATCCTCATTCCATTTAAATTTAACTACATCATACAAATCAAAATCATCTATATTTTCACTTACTTTACCGATATAGAACACATCTTCTTCACTCTCAACCGCAAGCTGGCACAAGAAATCAAATGCATCTTGATAGCTTTGAGGTGCTATGTAAAAATCGGAGTGTTCTACGTAACCGCTATAGCTTGTCATCTAACAATATACCTCTCTGACATAGAATTGTAGATTTGGTGTTTTATTTTAAGAGTAACTTTTTCTACAAAGAAATCTAACCTAAAACATTGTTCTATTTCAAACACAGTCGATAACTCTGTGATAGTCATCCCTGAAAACTCATATATGATTTTTACACTACCATCATTAACTTCAATTTTAGGTTTAATAATGGTATCTGCTATAACTATTGTTAAAGCACTAGATAGTAAATCTAAATTAACTTTTTTCATTTTGCTTTTCTTTCCATTCTTTCAACGCATCATCCCATTCTTCTTTACGCTTATTTTCAACAAAATCAATATATTCACCAATCGCTTTTCTTCGTATTAATCTTGTGTATTCTTCTAATGATATTCGTCCGTTTCTCAAATCAAACACGCTTATCATTATTTCAACATTTACACCATTTATACAATATCTAGCAAAAATACCACCTACACCGTGTTCGATAATGGGTTTATAAATATCATTTCCACTCACTATCGTTAAAGCACCTGATAGTAATTCAAAATCAATCATATTACACCTCCCATTGTTGTAACGAGCATGAAAAACAAAAATAATATTGTTAAACCTAATACAATTAACGTTACATCTCCATCATCACAAATTAAACTAACCATCGCAATTTGTAATACCGCAATCATTGCTGCTAAAAAGTTTTGATAACCTGTCATGTCAACCTCTTATGATAGGGCGGATATTTCACCGCCCATATCCTTTACTTAATCAAAACATACAGTAACGCACATACTATGAAAACTAAAGGCACTATCGCCACACCTACGGCAAAATACGTAAGTTGTTTTAACTCTTTTTCTTTTCGTTGCCGTTCTGCCTCTAGTATCCACAGGATATAGCCTTTTCGTTGTGGTGCATTAATTCTTCTAGGACTGCACATTATCTATTCACCACTCCTACTAACATCCATATAAAGAAACATATTGTTACTATCAAGCCACCAATAGACATATAACCAATCATATTATTCATCTTTCGGTTTGTTTCCCTAATACGCCTTTCAAATTCTAATTTATTAGCTATAATCTCGCTTTCATAATTAATTCGTAACATCGCTAGTTTTAACTCTAACTCTTGTTCTTTAGTCAATCGTTCTCTAGTTAATTTATCCATTATTTATTTGCCTGTGCTACCATAACCGCCAGAACCACGTTCTGTTACGGTTAATTCATCCACTTCTACTACATCGACCAATTTAATTGGTACGATGATTAATTGTGCGATGCGATCACCTCTAAATATCATGTAATCGCTACAAGATATGTTTTCATATGCAATGCTTAGTTCACCTCGATAATCAGCATCAATAATGCCTACACTATTGGCACACCTCAATGGTGTTTTACTCATACTACTTCGTGGTACAAGTAACCCCATGTGTCCTTTCGGTATTTCCACCGCCACTCCTAGTGGTATTTTCTTTTGACTATCTGCAGGCACTTTGATGTGAAATGGACAATACAGGTCTAACCCAGCTGATACTTGTGGTAAATCGGAGTCTACCTTTCCCCTTGTTGGTAGTTGTGCGTATTCACTAACTAACTTTACTTTCATTTGTTCCCTCAAAATTCCACCCCTAACATCACCAACGCTTTTTTTGACTGTTTTATAATCAGCACCAACTTGATAACTGATTGCCCTTAATGACATTCCAACTTGATGCATTTTCAATAGTGAATTTCCATCTAACTCACTTGCACGTGTATATGTCTTTTGTGGTTTAGTTCCTTTCAAACCCAAACAACATAACGCTCTGCCTGCACTTATATTTCCGTATACACAAGCTGCTAGTGCCAGCCAATTAAGGTTATTATCAGGAACATACTCACTCATATTAACCGCCATTACTAAATTCACTCTCCTTATACAATCTAAACCAATCATCTGCGCTCATTATTACAAGCCACTTCTGATTGCTTTTCTTCCAAGCTACTATAGGCATATCACCACTTTTTTTTGCATCGTGTTCAGCTTGCTCATAGGCTTTCCTTACATTGAGGTTTTCTACAAACTTCACTTCTTGGTGAATATTTGGTAAACCTACACAGTCCGATGCATCGCCTGTGTTGCCACAATACTGTGCGGTTCTACGGACTTTATCGAACCCATTGGCTCTGCACACATCTCTCCACATTCGTTCACCTCTAGCGCCTTTTTGTTTGCTATTTATTGGCAATGATCATCACCACCATCTTTTAAGCATTGATTACATGCTTTTTGATACACATCAACATAAACCTCTTGTTTATCTCCGTTATATGTAACCTCGATATACTCTTTGATATGTACACCGCTTACCAATGCTTTCCAATTTTGTAATGTTTTGCAAAACCAAACTATATACATATCCATAGGTGCTATTTCATTAGCGTTATACCCAAACTCATTAAATAAAACTGTTCTTGCTGCATTAATTGCTTTTTCTTGAAATTCATTCATATTTATTCATATTTATCTCTCTTTTCTATTCTGCAAATTCCATTAAATTTGTTTGTACTTTTACATCGCTTAACATTTTTTCTTTTGCTTTAGCGTACATTCTTCTATCGATTTCAAACCCATAAGCACTTCTTCCTAATTCCATAGCCGCTCTTAATGTGCTACCACTACCAGCTACAGGGTCAATCACCACATCGCCCTCATCTGTGAATATTTCTATTAATCGTTTCAATACACTTACAGGCTTTTGGGTTGGGTGGATATTAGGAACGATATTCTTGTTATCACGTTTCCATTCAAAGTGATCAAATATCATTTTCTTGTTGTTATTAAACTTAGGAAGTTTTTCACGATACAAAATCAATGCATATTCTGTAGCGCCTACAATACGCATATTTGCCTTTAAGACTTGCGCACTATAAATTTTGTTAAACGTGATAGGAATACAATTCTTAAACCCATGTTTTTTTGCATATTCAATTACCATTGGTTGTTGCTGATAGCTACAAAACACTATCATACATGGGGCTTGACCTCTTTCTTTAGGTTCTTTTTTTAACAACCTATTACAGAAATGAAAATACTCTGCAATGTTAAAGTTGTAATCAGAATTAAAGAATGCTTTACCAGCCTTTTTACTTTCCCCATTCTTGTTATCGCCATCTACATACCACATAGGATTACTTGCATAGGCATTGTTTCCTAGATTGTATGGAATATCAGCAATAACCAATTGTGCCTTTGGTATTCCATATCTCTTAAAATTCTGAAAATTATCATTAAACAACTCGATCTTCATTACTCACCACTTTTAATATTTTCAACATCGCCTTATTTACTTTCTTTCAATCTAAAACTTTCCGTAATAGGCACACCTGCCTCTGTAGGAATATAGATGATTTGGTCTTTACTATCTTTTAACGTATCCACCCATAACCAATGAATGTATGCCTCATTACCTTTCAAAGATTGACCGATAATTTGATTGGCTTTTGCGGTACCCTCTGCACGTTTTACTTCCGCTTGTGCTAGGCTTTCCGCACTATCTAGTTTTGCCTTAGCCTCTAATACTGCAACTTGTCTGTTCTGTTCTGCTCTAGCAAGTTCTGCCTCGCCTGCTTTTTGTTGCTGCCAAACCATATACATTGGAACACCAAACGCAAAACTCCAAACTACCGCACCAATTATAACTACTACCAATAAAGCGGATATAATCTTATTCATGTTTATTTCTCCGTTCCTTAAAAAACACTAACCATACTGTTTTACCTCTACGTTGGCCAAATATTGGCTCATTAGGAAGTAACCCTTTAACCATCGGCAACGTTACTTGTTCTTCATTCCATTTAAAGATTAAAGTTCCGTTTTGTTTTAGTACTCGCCAACACTCTGATAAGCCTTGTTTTATATCCTCTTGCCACGTTTGTTCTAATCGACCATATTTCAATGCCAAGAATGATTTATCACCTACTTTTAATAAATGTGGTGGGTCAAACACTACCAAGTGAAAACTCTCATCTTCAAATGGCATCTTACGGAAATCTGCGATCACATCAGGCTTTACGATTAACTTCCTACCATCACAAAGTGTTGTGTCTAATGTTCGTTTATCCATGTATACAGTTTCTTTGTGTTCCTTATCGAACCAAAACATTTTTGAACCACAACATGCATCAAGTATTTTCATCGCTCACCACTAAATATCATTACATTGAATAACACAATTAGCTGGAGATACCACAATATATCTTCCTATTTCATCTGTAAAACAAATCAACTTTTTATGCCCTGCTTGCACGTTGGATACATCCTCAATAAAGGCTTTTTTATTTTCAAAAGTTTCTGTTTTATATCTAGCCGTTCCACAATTCATTACAACTAATAACTCAACCATCTTTTCCCTCCTTAAAACGGAACATTTTCATCGCCACCATTGTTTTCAAAACTATCAAAATTACTAGATGCAGTTTCATCATTCGTTAAGGATGTACCTACAAAGTTCGCCACAACTTCTGTTACATATCGTTTTTGACCATCTTGTGTTTCGTATGAACGTGTTTGAAGTCTACCCTCTACAAATGCTCTATTGCCTTTACGCAAATTACCAATGCTTTCGCCTAGTTTTCCCCATGCTACACAGTTGATGAAAGCAGTTTGTTCTTTCGTTTCATTTGTTGTGGAGTCAATATAGGTGTTAGTTGCTGCTACCGTAAAAGTGGCCACCGCTCGACCACTTTGGGTATAACGCACTTCTGGATCACGTGCTAAATTACCTAGAATTTGTACTGTATTCATTCGTTACTCCTTTAAATCTTTTGCTCGATGCACATTGTACCTTTATATACCTTGATGATTTCCTCTAGGCTTTCAAAGGTTCTTGCATCTGCTTTCATAATCATTTCCATTTGTTTTGATGCCTCTTCTTGTGTGTCCACGTTTAGAGGTATCTCAATGGTGATTACCATCTTTCGTTTTTTACTTAGCATTTATCCTCCGCAACATAATCTCCAATGTGATATTTTTTAGTTTCCAAAACTACCCAAGATGTATTTTCATATCTATGGCGCTTTTCCCACGCTTGGAATACCCTTGTTAATTCTTCGCTTAATTCATCAATATGTTCATTCTTAACATTTTTCATATAATCGTCTGACCATTCAGCGATTTCATCATCTAAGTCGTAGTCAACCACATTCCAAATTACACGCTCGCCGTCTACCTCTGGTACATATCGGTATGGATGACCGACTTCTATTGTTGTTTGTAATAACTCTTCTCGACTTAAACTACCAAAATCGCCGTAGTCGTATTCGTTTTCTACATAATCTGCGATAGCCATTTCAATGCTATCCTGTGGTTCGCCAACTACTTCATCCTTAGCCCAGCAATATTTTGTTTCATCTTTAACTAACACAACTTATCACTCCTTCCCAATAACTAAGTTGGTTTAGTTCAGCTTCAACTTCATCAATATACACATCGTAATCTTTGTGAATGTGGCAATCGACTGTCGCCTCGTTCCTCATGATTTCAAGTAAGTTTTCAATCTTCACCATCGCTTGTGCCTCGTTATTTGCCAACACTTGAAAGCTAACATTGAAATTTAAGTTCACGCTTACATCAAATTCTTTCACTCTTTCTTTCACGTTTAACCCCCTATTGCTTGTTTTAACAAAGCATTACCACTATCTGATATTTTGCTTTTGTCGATTATTTCTGCTACATCAACTGGTGCTTTTGCCACCTCTACCAAATTTCCAGTAGAGGTCATTTCTATTTGCTTTTGACCTGCACTAATCAATGCACGTTCACGTTCTGCTTTTTCTCTTGCCTTTAATAACAAGTGATTAGCTTTAATTGAGTTAGACAATCTCAATCGTTCACGTTCCCTTATTTCTTGCGTTTCGTAGTTCTTTACAAACTGCGCCCTGCATGATGTTTCGTTGAAGTTATCGCCGTTTTGAGGGTCGAACGATTTCCAAATTGCTTTGGCACATTGTTTTGTTAGACCCTCTAATTTGTCTAACCCCTTTTCGTAGCCATATGATCTAGCTACTTGATACACCCTTTCCCATGCATCTTGTGCAGTCGGTAGTTCCTCATGTGCATTTACAAAAGCACTTAATGCGGAACACTCCTCTCTGATTTCTGCAATCGTAGGTAAGAATTTACATCTATCGATCAGATTGCTTATTGCCTGTTCAAGGGTTACTGGGTTTACATCGGATAACTTTGTTACATATAGCATCATGCGTTGTTCTGAAATATCAGTAGACCACGCTATCTGTAACATCGATAGTGCTTTCAAAGTCTGTTGTTGGTTGTTCAGTATCTACACCCCCTAACTTATTCATCAAGTTATTAACTACGTTGATTGCATCTTCCTTGCTATTCTTTTTAGGGTTAGGTTTTCTATATTCGCTACGCTCCCAAGTCCTAACTGCTGCTTTCCAATCTTTCATGGAGTTCTTGCCTACTTTCCAACCGTTGCTTTCATAGTAGTCAAAGAATTGTTCAGCGTTTACATTGTTATTGCGTTCGATACAGTATTGTTTGATTTCAGATAGAGTAGGTTTTTCAAAACGCTTGCGTTTTGTTGTAGTGCTTTTTGCACTACTATGTATCTCTTTCTCTATCTCTATATCTTTCTCTAACTCTATCTCTATCTCTGGTGGAGATTTCTCGGAGATTTGTCGGAGATTTGTCTGGACATTTGTCCTATCTGTTTCTATTCGTTGTCTATATTCACGCTTTCTATCGGCTTCACTACTACCTTTACCAATGAAATTTTGAATATCCAACATATAGATAGCACCATTTTCTAGCACATCGATTAGTCCTAAGTCTTTGAAGATTGATAATGCTTGTTTAACTGTTCCTATTTGGTGTCCAGTTACACTTGCCAGCATTTCTGCGTTGTATGGAATGCGATCATTAACAACTAACTTTCCATCATTCTTTAGACTTCGTAAGTAGAGTTTTAAAAGAATATTACTGTACAAGTAGCCGTCTTTCATGCTTTCTAATATCTTCAACTCATCACTATCAAAGAAATTATCTTTAAGCCTTAGATAGTAATACTTTTTGTTATCGCTCATAGGCTCTATCTACCATAAACGTGGTCGCAAGCAGTTTCTTTGTATTCTTCCACCGCAACGCTTTCCTTAGGTTTAAAGTGTGTTTGATGAATTACATCTAGTACATCTTTCAATTCTTCGATTACTTTAGTATTAAAATCATATTTACCATTTTCTTTTTCCAGCTTTTCAATTCGTTTATATACATAAAGTTCAACTACGTTAATTTTCTTCATATTCAATATTCCTTTCCTTAACGATTTCTTGTAATCGCTTTCTAGTTTCTTTAGCAAACACCCCATGTGCTATTGGTATGTGGCAATGTACACACAAGCAAGCTAGGTTATCCATTGTGCTTTTGCCTAACTGTGAACGGAATACAATGTGATGTATCGATATACCCTCATGACCGCCACACAGTACGCATGAGTAGTTATCACGTTCAAGCACTTTAGGTCTATTTTGTTTTAGTAGCTTTTCATCTTCACGTTTTCGTTTGTTCACTCTCCCACCCCTCTATGAGTGATTGAATGTATTCACTAGGTTCTAACTTGATACCTAGTTGCTCACATTCATCTGTTAGACAATCAATAAGCCTTGCCATTTCTTTTGTGTTGTATACGCTGCTGCCGTGGTAACACATGATGTTGTGATAGCCTTTTAGACTTTGGCATTCGCCAGCATCTTCCGCCAGCCATCCGATGCCATGTGCTTGCCATATTTGAATATAGCGTTCGACTGCATCCTCACGGACTGGAACATATGTGAAATGTCCACAGTCCT